CGTCATGGCAATCCGACGATCCGACGTTTTTTGCCCCGCGTCGTCCAGGCGCAAACACTCTGCATGAACCTGGATCGTCATGACGATCCGACGGTTTGCTGGCGCGTGTTCGAACCTTCCAAGTGCATGACGATACGACGATCGTATGTCAACTTAATGTAATGCTTTAAGTCTACATTCAATCTACATCTGAGCCGTTGACATTCGGCTGGCAATGTAAACAGGGAGGGGGCTGGGCCTTGGGATCTCCTTTAAGAAATACGCAGCCATCACGAACAATTTTTTTTAGTTAAAATTTTTTTATTTTTTGTTAGATGACGCAATTTAAGTAACATGCTAAAAAGTTTATTATGTTCGAATCTCTTCCATACGAGCCGCGCAAAATAGAGGCGACGGAAGCCGTCCTAGAGCGCATCTATCTCGCCGCCCGCAAAGGGCTGAAGGGCGACACGCTCGCCTACGCCGCTGGCATGACGCCGACCGAATACCGCAGGCTCGTGCAGTTCGACCCCATCGCGGAGTATGCTGAGCAGAAGGGCCGCGCCGAGGGCGAGGCTGAAATGTCCGAGGTGCTGCACAACGCCGCGCGCGCTGGCGACACAAAGGCGGCGCTGGACATCCTCAAACACGTTCACAAGTGGACAGCGCCGCAGTCGGTGCAGGTGCAGGTCGAGCAGCGCATATCCATCATAGCGGCGCTAGAAGAGGCGCAGCAGCGCGTGATCCAAGGAGAGATATTAGATGCAAGTGCCGATCTTCTCAGCGGACGAGGAACAGAAGTTGATGGCGACCCTATGGTCGGCGCAGGTGAAGAACGACCCCGTGGCGTTCGTGAGGATGGCGTTTCCGTGGGGTAAGGCCGGCACGCCGCTGGAGCACTTCACAGGCCCGCGCAAGTGGCAGCTTGAGGTGCTGACCGAACTGCGTGAGCACATCCGCGAGAACGGCGGAAAAGTCGATTTTGAGACGTTCCGCATGGCCACGTCATCCGGTCGCGGAATCGGCAAGTCGGCCCTCGTCTCATGGCTCGTGATCTGGATGCTGACGACCCGAATCGGCTCGACGACCATTGTGTCCGCCAACTCAGAAGCGCAGTTGCGCAGCGTCACCTGGGCCGAGATAACTAAATGGCTATCAATGTGCCTTAACAGCCATTGGTTTGAGGTGAGCGCTACCCGCGTGCTGCCGGCCAAGTGGATCGCGGAACTGGTCGAGCGGGATCTGAAGCTGGGCACGCGCTATTGGGGCGTGGAGGGGCGGCTATGGTCGGCCGAGAACCCGGACAGCTACGCGGGCGTGCATAACTTCGCGGGCGTCATGCTGGTGTTCGACGAGGCCAGCGGTATTGATGACTCTATCTGGGCGGTGGCCAGTGGCTTCTTTACAGAGAACACTCCTAATCGTTTTTGGCTTAGCTTTAGCAACCCCCGCCGTAACAGCGGATATTTCTACGAGTGCTTCCACAACAAGCGCGACTTCTGGCGAAACAAGGTTGTTGACGCCAGAAGCGTGGAGGGAACTGATAAGGCAGTCTATCAGCAGATTATCGACGAATACGGCCCCGACAGCGCTCAGGCTCACGTCGAGGTCTACGGAGCATTCCCGAACGCATCGGATGACCAGTTCATACCGTCGTCACTGGTCATGGACGCGCAGACACGGCCGCCACAGAAGGATCAGACGGCTCCGATAATCGTCGGCGTCGACCCGGCGCGGTTCGGCGCTGATGCTACGGTCATCGCCATCCGGCAGGGCCGCGACATCATCGGCATACGTCGCTACCGGGGCGATGACACGATGGAGGTGGTCGGGCGGGTAATCGACATCATCGAAGAGTTCCGCCCAGCGCTCGTCGTCGTGGACGAAGGCGGCCTAGGCGCGGGCGTCGTCGACCGGCTCAAGGAGCAACGATACAAGATCCGGGGCGTCAACTTTGGCAGCAAGTCCTCAAGGCCCATCATGTTCGGGAACAAGCGGGCTGAGATGTGGCACGCCATGCGGGAGTGGCTGAAGACAGCCAGCATACCAAACGACCGATTCCTCAAGTCCGACCTGACCGGCCCAATGATGAAGCCCGACAGTAAAGGGACTATATTCCTAGAGAGCAAAAAAGACATGAAGGCGCGAGGATTGGCCAGTCCAGACGCCGCCGACGCTATCGCCGTGACGTTCGCGTATCCGGTGGCGCACAGGGAGGCGCGGCCCATAGACAACAGACCGCGCGTAACGTATGGTGGCAACGCAGCCTCTTCAGGATGGATGGGACATTAGATGGTATCGCTGTCAGTAGGACGTGGCGAGAAGCTGTCGACGAAAGCTGGCGCTGGTCTGACGGCCAAGGGCCGGGCTAAGTATAACGCCGCGACGGGCAGCAAGCTGAAGCCGCCGGCTCCCAACCCTAAGACCAAGGCCGACGAGGGCCGTAAGAAGTCGTTCTGCGCGCGCATGGGCGGCGTGGTCGCTAAGTCTAAGAACGCGGAGCGGGCGAAGGCCAGCATGAAGAGGTGGAACTGTGGCAAGTAAGCCTGGGCTCTACGCCAACATTCACGCGAAGCGCGCGCGCATCAAAGCCGGATCAGGCGAGAAAATGCGCAAGCCAGGCGCAGAAGGCGCACCGACAAGTAAAGCGTTCGTGAGATCTGCGAAGACAGCTAAAGGAAAACGCTAATGCCGTTAGTTAAATCGACTAGCAAGAACGCCTTTCGCAAAAATGTTGCGGCCGAAATCAAAGCGGGCAAGCCGCCGAAACAGGCCGTCGCCATCGCGTATTCGACGAAGCGCGCGGCGGCTAAGAAGCCGTCCATGAGCAAAGGCAAGTCTTGTGGCAAGTGATGATGTTGTAGCGGCCGGTAAGGTCAGCGAGGCCGACGACACGGATCGTCTGGCCACCATGCGTCACCGCTTTACGGTGGCGCAGGCGGCCTATTCAGACAGCCGTGAAGATGAGCTGGACGATCTGCGGTTTATGGCGGGATCGCCAGACAACGCGTGGCAGTGGCCGGCAGACGTGCTGGCGACACGCGGCGCGGTGCAGGGGCAGACGATCAACGCGCGACCGTGCCTGACGATCAATAAGCTGCCGCAGCATGTGCGTCTCGTGACAAACGAACAGCGCCAGAACCGTCCGACTGCGCGCGTCATCCCGGCCGACGACAACGCCGACCCGGAGGTCGCGGAGATCTTCGACGGTATCGTGCGGCACATTGAGTATATGTCCGACGCCGACGTAGCTTATGACACGGCTTGTGATAACCAGGTCACATACGGCGAGGGCTATATCCGCATCCTGACGGAATACACGAAAGAAGACTCTTTCGAGCAGGACATCCGCATCGCGCGCGTCCGTAGCAGCTTCAGCGTCTACATGGACCCGATGATCCAAGACCCGTGCGGTCAGGACGCGAACTGGTGCTTTATTACGGAAGACATTCCGAAGGCCGAATACGAGCGCATGTATCCTGACGCGACGCCTGTGACCGGCATGATGAGTCAGGGCGTGGGCGACCAGACGCTGAGCATGTGGGTTAGCCAGGAAACGGTGCGCATCGCTGAGTATTTTTACGTCGATACCAAGCGCGCCAAACTGAACCTTTACCCGGACAATATTACGGCGTTCGATGGCACGCCGGAGGATCGCCGGCTCAAGAGCGCCTATGGCAAACCGCTGCGCTCGCGCGAAAGCGACCGCCGCAAAATCATGTGGATCAAGACCAACGGCTATGAGGTACTGGAAGAGCGTGAATGGGCGGGTAAATACATTCCCGTGATTCGCGTCATCGGCAACGAGTTCGAGGTTGACGGTCAGATCTACATTAGCGGTCTTGTGCGTAACGCCAAAGACGCGCAGCGCATGTATAACTATTGGGTCAGCCAGGAAGCGGAAATGCTGGCGCTGGCCCCCAAAGCGCCGTTTATCGGCTATGGCGGCCAGTTCGAAGGTTACGAAACCAACTGGAAAACGGCCAATACGAACAACTGGCCGTATCTGGAGGTCAATCCCGATGTTACCGACGGAGCCGGCAACCCGTTACCGCTACCTGAACGCGCCCAGCCTCCGATGGCTCAAACGGGCCTTATTCAAGCCAAGGTGGGGGCTGGCGAAGACATCAAGTCGACCACTGGCCAGTACGATAGTAGCATTGGGGCGACTTCCAACGAGCGGACGGGTCGTGCGATCCTCGCTAGGGAGCGGCAAGGCGACACGAGTACTTATCATTATGTCGACAACCTCGCGCGCGCGGTAAAATACGTTGCGCGTCAGCTCGTGGACATGATCCCCAAGATCTACGACACGCAGCGCGTCGCCCGTATCATCAATGTCGAGGGCGAAGTTGGCATGGCGCGCATCAACCCGGCTCAGCCGGAGGCGGTGCGGTCAATCGTCAACGAAGAGGGTATTGAGATCATGAAGATCTACAACCCCAACGTCGGCACCTATGACGTGCATGTGTCGTCTGGCCCCAGCTACATGACCCGTAAGCAGGAGGCGATGGACACGATGGGCCAGATCCTCCAGACCAACCCTGCGCTGTGGGGAGTCGCGGGCGATCTGTTCGTCAAGAACATGGATTGGCCAGGCGCGGAGACGATGGCCAAGCGGTTCGAGAAGATGCTTGATCCGAAGGTTCTGGCCGATACGGACGAGTCGCCGGAAGCGCAGGTTATGCGTCAGCAAATGGAGCAGATGGCGCAGGCGATGGAGCAGACCAACGCCCAGATCCAGCAGCTCATGCAGTCGTATGAAATGCAAAAGCTGGCGATTGACGAGCAGAACAGTCAGATCAAGGCATATGAGGCCGAAACAAAACGGCTTTCGGCTATGCAGGCTGGTTTGTCGCCAGAGCAAATTCAGGATATTGTGCAGGGCACGATAGCGGCGGCGCTGGATACGGGCGATATTGTCCCCGGTAACGCTCCGATACAAGGAATGGGTCAATGAGCTGCGCGGATCTGATCGGACATTTGTTCTTAGCGCGCGACGTGACGCATTCCGTGCACTTGAACACACGTTCTTACGCCAAGCACAAGGCTTTGGGTAAGTTTTACCCGGCGGTTGTCGACCTAGCAGACACGCTGGCGGAGGCTTATCAGGGGCGATACGGCCTGATTGGGCCGATTACGCTGCATTCGGCCAAGAAAACCAACAATGTCGTTGAGTTTCTTGAAGATTCGCTTGAAGAGGTGCGCAAAGAGCGCAAAGAATACAAAGATGATACGGCGCTTCAAAACATCATTGATGAGATTGAAGGACTGTATCTGTCTACGCTGTATAAACTTAAATTCTTAGCGTGAGGCTTAAATGGCATATTCAATGAAACTTACTGCGTCTACGCAGGTCAAAATCGGTTATGCTAAGCTGAAAGGCATCTTTGTCTCTAGCGGCACGTCCCCGACTGTGGCTGTGTATGACTCAGCAACGGCGTCCGCGTCGGATCCAACGGTGATTGATACTTTTACTGGCGCAACGCCAGGCAATTATGTAATGCCGGCTGAAGGTGTTAGTTTGAGTAAGGGTTTATATGTCGTCCTTGCGGGCACTAACCCCGTCGTTACGATTTTTTACGAATAAGGACTGCATAAATGGCTGACGTAAAGATTTCCTCTCTTCCGGCTGCAACAACCCCGCTCACCGGCTCGGAAGTCTTACCTATTGTCCAGTCCGGAACGACTAAAAAAGTCGCTGTATCTGACGTAACGGCTGGGCGCGCGTTAACAGCGTCCAGCCTTACGCTTACATCGCCATTGAATATCGCATCTGGCGGCACTAACGCGGCTAATTTTATTACTAACTATATAACTTATTTTGACGGCACGCGCCTTACTGGCAATAGCGGCTTACAGTATAACGGCGCTACGTTAACCGCCAGCGCGGATATGTCGGTTAACGGCATGATTATTGGCAAAAGCGGCGGCGGCGTCGCAGCCAATACAGCGGTTGGCTCCAGCGTTTTAACGGCTAATACGACCGGAACTGGCCTTACTGGTTTAGGCTATGAAACATTACGCGTAAATACAACCGGCGACGAAAATGTTGCTATTGGCTATCAAGCATTGCGGTCAAATATTTGGGGTTACCGCAGCACAGCGGTGGGCACTCAAGCCCTTTATAGCAATACGACTGGCCTTAACAATACGGCGGTAGGCTGGAAAGCGCTTTTCTTAAATTCCTCCGGGTCAACTAACACTTCTGTTGGTTATGAAGCTCTCTATAGCACTGTCAACGTATCGGGTCAGACAGCTATAGGCTATCAGGCGCTGCGCAACACTTCGACAGGCGTAAGCAATACGGCTGTTGGCTGGAGCGCGCTTGCGGCCAATACGACCGGCATGGAAAATACGTCCGTTGGCTACAATGCTTTAGTAACAAATACTTTTGGCGATGAAAATACGGCCGTTGGATTTAACGCACTAAAATCTAATACTGAAGGGCTTTATAACGTTGCCATTGGCTCAGACGCTATGCCTGCCAATACAACGGCCAGTAATAATATTTCCATTGGCCGTCAGTCTATGTTCAAAAATACAACGGGCTGGGGTAATACAGTTGTCGGGTATCAAGCGCTGTATGAAAATCTTACCGGAACGCAGAATATTGTTATTGGATTGAATGCGTTACAGGCAAGAACTTACTCCAATAATAATATCGGCATCGGCGTTTCGGCGCTTCGTGAAGGCACCGGCGGCACTAATAATGTCGGCATTGGTATATCTGCGCTTCGAAAAAGTGAAGTCGATAATAATGTCGCCATTGGCTATAGGTCAATGTTTAACAATACTACCGGCGTCGGCAATACGGCTGTCGGTTATGATTCTATGGATAATAACATTACCGGCGCGAATAATACCGCTGTAGGTTATAATGCACTTGTAAATAGCGACGCCAACAATAACTCAGCTTTTGGGTTTGAAACACTAAAAGAGAATCTTACAGGGGCCAATAATACAGCCGTCGGGTATTACGCGCTTAATGATAATAGAATGGGTTCGTTTAATACGGCCGTTGGCGGCGAGGCGCTTTACGCTAATAGAGCCGCCAATCAAACCGCCGTAGGCTATAGAGCTTTATACACTAATTCAACCGGCGCAAATGGCACCGCTATGGGCTATCAAGCCCTATTCTCGAACACGACCGGCGATGAAAATGTTGCTATCGGATATCAGACTTTACGTTCGAACGTATGGGGTTATCGTAGCACCGCTGTAGGCACTCAAGCCCTTTATAGCAATACGACCGGCCTTAACAACACGGCTGTTGGCTGGAAAGCATTGTTTACTAACAGCATTGGCGCAGCTAACATATCTGTCGGCGTTGAATCCCTTTTATCCAACACGGCGTCTAATAATTCCGCGCTTGGTTATCAAGCTCTATACGGCAATACGACAGGCATTGAAAATGCCGCCGTTGGCTATCAAGCCTTGCGCACGAACACTACGGGGGCGTACGGCACCGGCGTCGGCGTTCAAGCGCTTTACGCTAATACAACCGGTGTAGGTAATACGGCTGTTGGCTGGAAATCATTATTCACTAACGACATAGGCATTTATAGTTCCGCGGTTGGCTATCAGGCCCTTACGGCATCAACAGGATCGTATAATTCTGCGCTCGGTTATCGCGCTCTGTATAGCAATACGACAGGCATTGAAAATGCTGCTGTTGGAACAGAAGCATTGCGTGGGAACACTACCGGCATAAACAATGTGTCCGTAGGAACTCAGTCGCTTTACAGCAATACGACCGGCCTTAACAATACGGCGGTCGGCTGGAAAGCGCTATTTACGGCGTCTATAGCTACGACAAATACAGGCGTCGGGTCCAGCGCAGGACGTTCCGCTACTGGCGACGGTAACGTCTTTATTGGTTCGGGCGCGGGCTACACGGGCACGGCCACGACGACCGGCGCTAACAATGTCATCATTGGTGTCGATGCACGCGCTTCAGCAGCGGCCGGGGTAAACCAAATCGTGCTTGGGCAAGCTACGCCAGGCCAAGGCGACAATTATATCTCGGTTGGCAAGACAGGCAGCTATTACTACCTTGATTTTTCGGCTACGGGTAAATCATGGACTTACTCGTCCGACATCCGGCTAAAACGCGATGTTACGCCGTTT